CGATAGATGACACCCCTACCCCGTCAGCAATCTCCGCATAGGTAGGGCTGTACCCCCTCTCCACCTGGTAATCCACGATAAAGTCCAGGACATCCTTTTGTCTTTTTGTCAGGCTCATACGTTCATCCACTTCGCTGCAATGGTCAAAGACTTCTGCCTCTCAATCCTGGCTGGCTTTGCTGGCGTTGTTTTTTCTGGCTGCGCCTTGAAGCTACGCATAGGCCAGGACAACTCAAACATAGTCTCGCCCTTTTCATCCTTGAGAAAGGCTTTATCATGATTGCCCATGCGGTCCATGATTTTAGGCTCGAGCTGTTTAGCCAGGGCATCAGCCGCCTTAGCCGCTCTTTTGGCGTCAAAGTATTGCATGGCCAGTTCAGCTATGGGCTCCAAATCTACAGCCGGAAGGTGGTCTTCTCCGCGCTCATAAGTCCTGGCAGCGTCCGCACTACTCATTGCCGGATACCAGTCAGGCCCGTCCAGGCGTTCATAGAAGTCCTTTGCCGCCTCGACCAGTTGACGCTGCATCTCTTCATCGCGCTCATACACATTGAGGACCAGGCGTGTGCCTTGATAGAACGTGGCTATAACGCCCCAGGATGCGCCGTAGCACATCATCTGCATCTGTAGCTGCCAAGGCCCACGGTAAGGCGGTGGTGACTCTACAAACGGCACTGAGGTCAGTTTGCTCTCACATATCCCATTGCCTTCCAGGCTCATGGTGTCCTTGCCATTCATGAGAATCACACTGTCAGACGCCTGGATGTCTCTTGCTTTGTTGTAAAAGATAGCGTCCAGGCTGACAGAGAAGAGGTCTTCATAGTCAAACACCTCTGTGACCTCTTTATTTATTTTTTCAATGCCCAACCGTTCAGCGGCCTCCTCAATTATGTAAGGCTCTAACTTATTGCCGTGGTCAGCAGCTTCAGACCTCGTGAAAGGCTGAACTTTAAAATTACCCTTGCCCTGAGCGTTAAGAATTTTTGCGATTAAATCATTCTGGCTCATGCCATATGTCGGGTGAGACTGCCCCATCAATACAGGGGCAACGTGGCCAGATAACCTGGCATCTGATGTGAGTTTACCAACCATGATTACCGCCCCATCCATTCAATCATGTGCTGGTCAAGACCGTCAGAGATTGATATAAAAAAGACAAACACACCGAACGCAATCAGGAGTGCTGCAAACTCAAGTACATAAGTGAAAATTTCTTTAGGGGAGAACCGTCTTTCCCCGTTACTGACTAACCTAGTCTGGTCAGTTGTGTTGATTATGTGGTTCAAGATATTGTGATTGCCGACTTTATTGTGCCAATATACATTATGCGACAAATTCTTAGGTTTGGTTATTGTAGGTTCTTGTTCTTGCACGAAACTATCCTTTCCTACTAGATTATGCGATAGCCAAACGGTTTCCGCGTCTGACCTACTATATATTGATTTTCTATCTTGCACCACGAAAGTCCTCTTCTGGATAATTTGGATGAGAATAACCCCTGTCAGCATCATGCTTCAGATTGCGATGACAGGTGTAAACAAGACTCCGCATATAAAACATTTTAGACTGTGCGTCTGTGACCTGTTTTTGTACGTCCTCAAGTGAAGCGACCAGATGTTTGAGATGATAGATGGCATTGTCCAGGTGACTGGACTTGAGTGCAGGGAGCGTTATCCGCACCGCTGACCTTCCGCCCAGAGTCTTCTGGTAATGCTCCTCATTTGCCCATCGCTTGGCCCGTGATGTGGCAGACCCTTTATGTATGTCCCACACTTCCCGCGCCATTTGGAGTGACTTTTCGGCATCTGTCATTCTTCCATATCGGTTCATGTTCACCTTCTTGTCTCGTTCTTTACTCATTTTGTTCACCTGATAATAAAAATCAATGTCAATTGGCTACACGCTTGAGTGTAAACTCACTTGACGCTTTTATGTCTTGCGCTCTTTGGTAATGACGCAATGACATATAAAGGTCAGTGACGGGGTTTCTTGTCAGTGTGTCTATGTGAAACTCAACATAGTTCATCACCTTGTCAGCTAAGGCCTGACTAGCTTTGTAGCCATTTCCCTGAGCCTCAACCCACCCCTCTGCCAAACAGTCGTCAACCATCTGAGATGCCGCTTGGCGTGTGATAAACAGTTGCCGTGATATCTCTGTTTTTGTGTAAACTAACTTGTCATCTTGGTAGGCAAGAAACATCATCCGCGCAAAAGCATTTCTGGCTGGCGTTGAATTGAAGTAACGCTGAATAGGATTATTCATGCGCTGGTTGCGCCCCCGATACAGTTCAATCTGCCACTTTGCTAAAGCTAGGGCATAATCAGATAAGATTTTTTGTTCAATGTCATTCATCTAAACGCCTCACTAAGTTGCGGACCGAACTAAGGGCCCAGGTTGTTTTGCCTCTAAATGTTTTGGCACCTCTGGCCGTCAGGCCGTCTGCCAGCTTCTGTAATGTGTCACACCCATAAGCCCTCAAGTCTTCTATGATAGGGCGCAGTTCTTCTGCCCACTCATCGACTGATGCCTGGGTAGCTGCCCCGCCCTTACGGGCTCCCTTCTCTGGTGCCGGAGACCCTAGCTTTTCTCCCCTTGCCTTCTTTGCGCCCAAGGCTGCTTTGGTCCGCTCAGATATTATTTCCGCCTCATACTCAGCAATATTGGCCATGAGTTGCAAGACAAACTTTGTAGCGGCTGGGTTGTGCATCTGAGGTATGTCACACGCAATGACAGGGACGCCTTGCTCCAACAGCCTGGTCAGAAAGGCCAGGTTACGAGTCAGACGGTCAATCTTTGCGATGATAAGCGTGGCTCCCTCGCGCTTACAATGGTCAAGAGCGGCCTTTAGTTGTTTACGGTGCCTATCAGACCGCTTGCCGCTCTCATGTTCAGTGTATTCGGCGATGACCTCCCAGTCGCCGCCGTTCAAATGTTGGTCGATGATATCTCGCTGGGCCTCAATACCCAGGCCAGATTGCCCCTGGCGTGGGGTTGAAACCCTGAGATATACAACGAACTTGCCGGAGTGCGGTGCCATTTTAGAGCCACTCCCTTTTGCTGCGTTGTATTTCAGTCAGTATTCTTTTTTCTGCTGGCTCTAACCCTGTTTGGTCATCCGCTGATAACTCGTTAAATGCCTGTATGCCTTCCATGTTAATTAGTCTGAGCAAGTCATATTCTGTATCTGACAGATTGATGCGGTAGCCTTTTTTAAGTTTAGTTATTTTCATGCTGCTACCCCTACGCCTCGACAAACTCAAGGTCAAAGCTGTAGTAGGGTTCGGTATAACCCCAGGGCCCAGTAATCTCGACGCTGGCTCCAATGGCCCATTCATACGGCCCCGCTTCCCAGCTAACCCGCCAGGCCTTGGTCCCGTCCCGTTTGAAGTTTTCCTCTGGAGTCCAGATGGCGACTTCCATCTCAGGCTTCTGCCCCTCAGCCGCAGCCCGTTTACATAAGGCCTTATACAATCCCTTGGCCGCAGCCGCACAGGTCTTATACATTTTCGGGTCATAGTCCAGGCTATCGTGGATTATCTTGCCGCCTGTCATATGGGCTAACTCATCATTATAAAACTGAATACTCATGCTGTCTCCTTATCTACAGTCTTGAACGCTTCCTTGACCTTGGCTTTCTCTTCTGTTGGCAAGTCTGCGAACCGCTCAAGCAACTCTTCTAACTTGGCGGTTGGAAACTTGACCATGAAAGCCAGGAACCCTATTGCTGTTGTCATACTTACTCCCTTCACTTCTTATATAGGGTTTCTTCACCTAATTTACAATAGCTAAACGGCACATTTATCACGCCAGCATTTTTCCTTCTGCCTTTGCTGCATCCATCAGACCCAACACAAAGGCCTTCCGAAACTCAGGACCGTAGTCCTCCTCAGGCATGACCTCGACTGGTGTCATGCCGAAAGCAATCACGGCTTTCTGTTTATCATCCAGGGTCATGTATTTTGTGTACCCTGCAACCTTACCAAATTCTGCGGCTAATTCGCCTAAGTCATGCTTGTCCATCTATGCGCTCTCCTTCTCATACTGTGCCCAGACTTTTTTCTTGTAGGCCTTGTAAGCCTCAAGCGTTACGAACCGCGTTCCGGCGTGGCCCTCAAACTTTTGGCCTATGATTTTCGGTGTCAGATTAAACACCCGCCCATCAGCCATCTCATAAGTGTAGACGTATTCATCGTAAACACAGGGCTCGACCTTGGTTATCTTGCCCCAGCCGCTGCGGTTGGCCATGTCGCCCGTGTAATAGATTTCCTGTCCTACCTCGTACATCAGCTAGCTACTCCATTTGTTTCCCAGTTATAAATCCCAATGGCCTCATCAATGATGACATCATCGAAGGGCATACCGTTCCCGCCCTTGATTTTGGTCTCATCGGCGAGGCCATACATATTCATGACATAGCCAAGGGTCTTTGCGTCACTGACCTGGGCAACCATGCCCTCGCCTACAAAGACCCGAACAACGCCATCAGCGATGACTTCAAAGTGTGTAATCATGGTGGGCGCAGTTGTTGGGGTGGCAACAACCCCGTTCCCAATATAAATTCCTGTCGCCCAGTCGGGCTTTACTTGTGGTGTCTTAGGCATTGGCAGTCTCCCGCTCGCCCCAAGCGGGGCCGTTCTTGTGTTTTCCACTCTCGAAATATGGGCACTCGTCCCAGGTGGTCGTGGCTGTGTCCATCTCAAATTTGATTTCTGCCACGACCTCGGCCTTGGTCATCTCATTCTCAAAGGGCTGGTTCACATAACAGGTAGTCCCTTGCATGGTGGTCATGGGCAACTTGAACAGGATGTCGATGGTCTCGCCATTCCAGTCATAGTCGGCAATCCACTCCCACCGCTTTTTGCCCAAGACTTTTTTCATGTCGGCTTCTGTGTACATTAAGCAGTCTCCTCAATAATTGCCGCGATTTTCTGGCCAGGAACGTAGTCAGGAAGGACCAGTTCCAGGGCTTTTGCAGGGTCCTTTGTGTGCATGAAGTACACATCAAAGTTGTTGATGAATGGGAAAAGCATTTTGTCCTGCATCATGATTCCCCGAATCCGCAACGCTCTTTTTTCTGCTTTAGTCATCACTTTCTCCTGTTGTTCATCTCTCTTACACCTTCAATATAAGTGCGTTACAGTTGTATTACAATAGCTAAATGGTACTTTTATACAATTTTTTTTAAAAAGGTGTGAAAATGGACGTACAGCAACAGCAGCTTTACCTCTCTAAATCATTGAGAGAACTGCTAAAATCTGCGGCAAAGAGCCAAAGGCGCAGTGTCTCAAGTTTGGCTGAAGAATTGCTGACAGAGGGTCTTGCCAGACGTGAGAGTGATTTCAATAGCCATAAGACCCAGCTTGAACATCTAGAAAATATTGCCAAGAGTGTCAGATGACCAGCCGAAACAAGCGGCGGGGCTATGAACTCGAAAAAGAAGTGCAAGATTTCTGGACCAAATTAGGCGTCCCCTGTCACCGCATCCTGGGGTCAGGCGCATTTAAGAATTACTCCGCAGACCTGGCGGGAGACCTCAAACTAAATGGGCTCCTGGTCGAGTGTAAGCGGCGTAAGGGTGGTAGCGGCTTCAAGAGCCTCTACGACTGGTTCGAGCAAGATGAGGCTGATTTATTAGTGGTCAGAGCAGACCGCAAGCCTCGCTTGTACATTATCCCAGAACCCTTGATGGCCATCATGGCTATCAAAATGGGCTGGGTTCAAAAAGAAAACGAGCAAGGAGAAATAGGAAATGCTTGATTTAGATAATGGTTCCGGCGGTGAGTACATCCGCTTCAAGCCTTCAGTAAACGCCTGGTATATTGACGGGGAAGAGTTTGCCCTCAAGGGTATGTCTCTCAATCCTGACTCACTGAAGACAGGCTGGGGCCTTATTCAAGAGGGTGAAGCCCCTCAGTGGGTGTGGGACGAACAAGTTGGCGTCAAAGGCCCACGGCCAGACGGTGAATATAAGCGTGGCTTTAGTGTGATGGTTTACATCAAGGACCTGGGCTGGCGCGAGTGGTCATCTAACGGGGCTGGCGTCAACAAGGGCCTCAGCGGTGTCTGGAAGTCTATTCATGATGGCATGAAGGACAACCAGGGCAAGGTTGCGGGGCTGAAATACACTGGCTCCACCGCTGACACCAGCGGCAAGGGTGCAACTCGCATCCCAAATTTCGAGTTGGTCAAATGGAATGATATGCCTCAGGCAGATACACCCCCTGCCCCTGAGCCAAAAGAGGCCCAGGAAGATGATGAGCCGTTATTCTAGCCAGTGCCTGGGGTGGAGGGTTTAGGCTCTCCGCCCCTTTTTTTGGGGTGATTATGTCAGAGATTTCACAACATATAGAGACAGTCGCAAAGGCTTTATTGGGAGAGCCGAACCCGAAACTGTCCAGTTCAAGCGAATTACGCTGGGGAAATCATGGGTCAATGTCAGTAGACCTGGCAAAAGGCACCTGGTTCGACCATGAAAATGATACAGGCGGCGGGGTCATTGACCTTATCCGCAGAGATAATCCTTTAGCAGATATAAATGATGTCCTGGAAGGCCTGGGCATTGAGACCGACAAGCCGCAGCGCAACGGTCATGACACTATCAGGACTTCCCTGGTAGCGACCTATCCTTATGTCAATGAGGACGGCGAGGTTACATATGAGGTGTTACGGTTCGAGCCTAAGACCTTCCGGCAGAGGCGTGTGGTCAATGGCAAAACGACCTGGGGCCTGGGTGATACTGAGCCCCTGCCCTATAAACTGCCGGACATCATCAGCAATCCAGACAAGCCTGTACTGGTGGTCGAGGGTGAGAAGGACGCTGATGCGCTAACGCACCTGGGCTTTGTTGCGACTTGTAACAGTGGCGGGGCTGGCAAGTGGGCTGAAAGCCTCAACAGATACTTTACAGGGCGTGATATTATTATTCTGCCGGACAATGACCAGGCCGGAGAAAAGCACGTTAAGACTATCCTGGGCAATCTCCAGGGCATAGCTAGGCGCATAAAGGTCGTCAGGTTGCCCGTAAAGGACAAGGGCGATGTCTCCGACTGGTTGCACCAGGGCGGCGATGCAAAGGCCCTCAGGGACCTGATAAAGGCCGCACAAGAGGTAACTGAGCGGGTCACACCCCTGCCCGTCCTTACGCTGGGTGATATTGCACAGCTTCCGCCTGTAGAATGGCTAGTAGAAGGGCTGATGCCGGAGAAAAGCCTGACCATGATGTATGGAGAGCCTGGCTGCGGTAAGACTTTCATTGCCCTGGATATGGCCTTGAGTGTTGCCCATCAGGTGGCTTGGCAGTCACAGACTGTTACAGGTGGCCAGGTTGTATATGTGGCGGGTGAAGGTGTCGGCGGTCTCAAAAAGAGAATAGCTGCCTGGCATATACATAAAGGGTTAGACCAACAGGCCCCGTTTGTCGTGGTTCCCAGTGCGGTTGACCTGTTAGATGAACATAACACGGCTGACCTTCACCTGACTATCCAGGCTGTAGCTGACGGGCCTGTCTCCCTGGTGATATTCGACACACTGGCCAGAAGCATGACAGGCGATGAGAACTCTTCCCAGGACATAGGCCAGGCCATCAGGGCTATGGATGGCGTCAGAGAGGCGTTCAACTGCTGTGTCATGGCTATTCATCACAGTGGCAAGGATAGTGCCAGAGGAGCCAGGGGCAGTTCTGCAATCCTGGGAGCCGTTGACGCATCTATGAAGGTGGAGCGGGTTGGAGAGACAGTCAGCCTGGTTGTAGAGAAGCAAAAGGACGCTGAGATGCTGGACCCAATATGGATGAACACAGTCAGCGTAGAGGTAGAAACTGACGCCCTCGCCCTGGATGTAGAGACAAGCCTGGT